TGAAAAAAGGGTTAGATAAGAGTGCAGGGAAACACTGATAAATTATTCCAACTCTACCCTCGCGAGTTGGTATGAAAGACTATTGTTTAGACACGCTGTTTAGTCTTGGTAAGGCGTGTAAAGAAGCGTTAAGAATTGTGTTGGATCCTTAACTTGCTAACCTATTTAGTATAGCAGAGAGGGGTTGGTTTGACAACCCCTAAAAGATGAGCATTTATGCCCATATAAATTTGTCGTGGTAATCCCAAGCATAAACCTCGCGATTACCTTTGATCCCCCATCCCAACCAGTAGTAGGCAGGAACCATGTACTGTGAGATGGACTGACCACGACCTTCAAACTCGGGAAGGACACGTTGGAAGATTGGTTCATTAATCATCCAACGAGTTTGACCCTCGAGTGAAGATGGATCACATGAGAATCTTCCACAGAAGTTTCCAAGACCCTTGTAGCGACCGATAGAAGTCCACTGAATCAAACCATACCCACCAACCTTACATTCGGTATAGGAGACACGAGCGCCACCTTCGCAGATGTTAGGAATAAACTTACTCTCCTGCTTGATGTTTCCCATCAGCGTAGCAAGAGCATTACGATCAGTAATTTTTGTTCGTGCCTGAAGTTCCTCTAGAACATATTGTTCTTCAGGTGTACAGTCAGGGCACTGCCATGTAAGAGGTGCTACTTCAATAGCAACAGGTTCTGGTGGCGCTTTTGGAGGTGCCATCATGAAGGGTGCTGCTATAGCAGCAGATAGTGCTAGTGTTGTAAGATTCATTTTTCTCATCTGTACCTCATTATAATAGCATATAAAAAAAGGGGCGTCAACTGGATTGTGCCAGTTACCCCTTTGTCTAAGCGACGACGATATGCTTTTATTTAGTCTCGTTTAAGTTTAATTACAATTTGGTCGTTCTCATAGTCTGCTTTGAATTCCAATGGTTTGTCTGCTGGCCAACAGAGTTCCTCATAAAGAGCATTGAGTGTTTCCATGTCCTGATAAAGGTCTGTTGGCATTTCATTCATTGGAAAGAAAGTATTTAGATTGGATTATATGCTGGAGTTTGTAGTGGTTGTAACATTCCACCATCTGGTGGTCCGTCATCATCATCTTCAGTCTCCACTAATAGTAGCATGAAAAAGAATGGTGTCAATAAGAAGATGACTGTTTGTGCCCATTCTAAGTTCATGATTTACCTACTACTGCTCCAATAGGAATTAACATCAGCAATGCTGCTACTACAAATCCCATCACCAGATACCTGGAATGATTTGTCCTGTCGATGCATAAGCACCCATTGCTGCAATGACTCCGATCATTGCTGCCCAACCATTAATGCGTTCTGCGTTTTCGTTCATTAGTTTTCTCCGAGTGTAAGATAGAATTGAGTTTGGTCTGATGGTGAGTTCTCATAGATGGAACTATCACCATATTCTTTGTGGTCTTTGTATCCAACCATACGACCTTTCGTATTTTGGATCGCTCCCATCATAGCAATGATTAGGAAAATTGCAGGTGGTCCAATGATAAGGGCACCTCCAATCACATAATAAGTCAGTAGTTCAATCATCAGAATCCGAACGCTCCAAAGAAAAATACGCTACCACTGAAAGCATAAGACACAACAGCAGCAACAAATCCAACCATAGCAGTGCGTCCATTTAGTTTCTCTGCTTTCTCTGCATATGTCTCATATCCATAACGCTGTGCGTCAGTCTCAGAGATATACATCCTAGGTTCTGTAGCGTACATGTTTGTGCGTCCGCCGTCTTCAGTTACTACGGTCATCGGTTTTTGTTATGAAACTTTACATAGTATATAGGTAATGTAACGTTTTGTCAAGCGTTTTGAAATATTAAGATTTCAAATGACATAAAAAAAGGACCCCTAATGGGTCCTCGATGTGGTCTAACATGCACGCCACCAATTTTTTTAGGGGTTATGAAAATTGGAAACCTCTTGTCTATGAGCGACTGTCATCCAGTCAAAAAACCATCTAGTTTAAAGTCTATTGGCAAAGACTAGGAGAATGTAATCACGTCATCTCCTTGACTCAACCCCCCAAGTCCAACAGGTTGTGCTGCTTGAATATTGTAGTCAGGATCATAATTTTCCATTACCCTATCAATTCCATCAAGACTAAATGAAAATTTAGACTCTTCAGGAAGTTGACGTTCAATAGATTTCATTCCCTGGTAGTGTCGCCAGATTTCCATCTGAAGACCAGGATCAATGTCGTTTTCCATAGCGTCTTTGACGCATTCTTCTAGTGCTTTGATTGCTTTTTGATAGGAATTCATGGTTTTACTCTGTCGCGAACGTAACATGGGACACCTGCAGGGTCTAACCATTTGGTGTATTCAAAGTCTTCCATAGCAAGACTGATTTGCATACCATTGTCACAGAGATACATGTCTTTGTAACGCTTGGTCCATTCATCAAACTTTTGGATTCGGTAGTCAGGGAACCCGTTGTCGAGTTCCCCAACAGAGACATACCGATAAGGTGAGCGTTCAAGAAGAACTTTGGGAAGGGTTTTCACGGGATTCATAATAAAATAGGTCTTGTTCAAGTTTGGTAAGGAGGATATCATAATCCTCATCTACATCACCATAGAAATCGACACCTTTCTCCTCATAGAATTTCACAACTTTATTATAAAGAATAGGATACTCGATGTCAAGTGTCAGTTGTCTATCAACTGCCTCCGAAAGAATCGTAAGACAGGAAGAAAACTTCTGTGCTGTAGTCATACTTTTACTAGCAATGGACCGTATGCCCCGAAGGGCAACGGGTCAGGAGGGATTTGAACCCCCGACCAACGCATTAGAAGTGCGATGCTCTATCCACTGAGCTACTGACCCAAGCGGTAGTGTCTTCAGAATCTTGTAACATTGCAGCAGATTCATGCAGATGATCGATGAATAAATCCATCAATGCATCTTCAATACAATCAGTGTCCATTTCATAGAACTCTGCATTCATTGGAAAACTCCTTGACTACCTCATAATTATAGCAGACGACTCAGCGAGCGTCAACCATCCTCTGTGCCAGTTTTGAAATAGTCTTTACGCATGTACCGACCAAGGATGTTTGAGTTGTAAAACGCTGGTGTGCCATCGTCAAATGCCTCCGTAAGTACATTATTGAGAAATAGTTGTCGGGTCTCTTCAAAGTTTGTGAGTCCCTTGGTTTTATGTAGGCTGATTATATCCCGTTTATAGGCAAGATTCCCGAACCGCTTCCGTTCTTCAGATAATTCAGCACTGCTTCCGTAGTAACGTTTCCAGTCACTTTCAGATTTAACTCTCCTACCTCCAGTTCTAGGCTTTCGTAACTGCTGAAAGTATTTTCTGCCGATGTATCTTTTGCCAGTAAGGCTATTTGTAATACAATAGACAAACCCATAATAATCGTTAATGTCTTTAGATAGAAAAGGTTGTCCATCATAAATCCAGGGGTTTTCATAATCAATTTCTTTTTCATTAGTCGGGTTCTCCGTCGTCATCGTATGTGTGTACTCGTCTCACATTCTCACTATCTAGGTAGGATTCTGTATCGGAGTAAACTTCTGACTTGAGTTCGTGTAGAACAATCTCCAGATCGTTAATCAGAACTTTTAAATGGTTTTTATTCATACTCGATATTCTTGTAGGACTTTTAGAACTTCATTATAAGCATGGTGGGCACCATCATACCATTGCCCAGTTTTACCTGTATCATCCTCCATTTCATATAACTCTGACTTTAGTTTGTAAAGACGAGCTTCCATATCAATCTTAAGCATTTGTGACCTAGGCATTAGATTTTCTCTTGTAGTGCTGTCCAATCTTTATCAAACTGTTCTAGACCTTTATCGGTAAGAATATGTTTGTAGAGTTGATAGAACATGGGTAGTGGGATTGTACAAATATCAGCGCCCACTTTAAAGGCATCTGATACTTGAATAGGGTCTCTGATAGATGCTGCAAGGATTTCCGTTTTGACCTGATGCGTTGCAAATACATCTGCAATCTGTTCAATCAGATAGATCCCGTTCCAATGCTGGTCATATACTCTACCAACAAAAGGTGAGACATATGTTGCTCCTGCTTTTGCAGCAAGGATTGCTTGTACTGTACTAAAAACTAATGTGACATTTACTTGAACATCGTCATCTGCTAGTTCTCTACATGCTTTCAGTCCTTCCACTGTGCATGGAACTTTGATAGTAATATTTGGTCCGATCTCCAGATACTCCTGTGCCATATCAAGCATCTCTTCTGCAGTATCTCCAACTACTTCAGCAGATACTGAAGCATTCCATGGAAAGATTGCTGAGATTTCTTTGATAATGTGCTTAGGATCTTCTCCTGCTTTCAACATTAGACTGGGGTTTGTTGTAACTCCATCGATTAGTCCAGTCTCAAATGCAGAGGCAATTAGCTCTGGGTCAGAACAGTCCAGAAAAAGTTTCATGACTCTCCTGTATAGGTTGTCAGTATTTATTATACCAAAAAAGCACCCCTAAGGGTGCTTTATGTTCGTATGCAAATAATAAATTACTTGCTGTAAGTACGACCGCGATAGCAGAATGTGCCGTGAGTTTCTTTAGACTCTACACAACGGGTATTATACTCAACACCACGGTATGAGGTGTGACTAATTTGTGCGTTATGTAATGCAGATGCTTTTGCAATCTGCTCTTTGACAATTTGCAGTGTATTCATGTTGTTACTCCTGAAGATAGGGTGGTTTATTCCCCCGTTCCTTCAGCCGTTTTCGTCCCAGGGGTAGCAATCAGGGGTTGATTCCTTCATGACCTCAATCAATTCCACCTTATATTCGGTAGGAATATTCTCATTTGTTTTCATCCGAAACATAATTGCATCGGCTTGAGCACAAGTGAGTGATGTATAGAATAGTAATTCAATCATGGGATGAACGCTCCGTTCCGCGACTTACTTGCGTCCCCGAAGGGATGAACGTAAGATGTGATGAATTCATCACACTACTATTTATAGCATACATTTTTTTATCGTGTAGTTCAATGCGATACATTTTTAATTACTTTAATAATTTCCAACTGCCGCCAACGCCACCATCCATATTGACAATAATGTCATCAGTCTCTTGGCGTTGTCGTGCCTTTCTTTTTTCCATTTCCCATAAGGACTCAGCGAAAGGGTTACTAGGTTGGTCTGCCTTATCCAAAAGTTCATCCCAACCATGTTCTGCTGCATCTAGGATCGACCTATAGGATTCCTCGTTAGAGGGAGAATCCTGCGAAGGTGTTTGCTTCAACGTCTTGTTTGATTCCTCCGATGACATAACTTTCAATCTCCGTTTCTTGAGGTGCATTTTGTTGACCTTTACTATTTAACCAATGCTCAGTCCAAGGTAACGGATTGTTTTTAGCAGGAATATCAAACATAGGTTTGATACCGATTGCTTTCATACGACGATTAGCAATCCACTCAACATAGTTATGGAGGAGACGTTCATTCAAACCAATCATAGAACCATTTTTGAACAGATACTCTGCCCACATCTTCTCTTCATCTACAGCACGTTGGAACATACTCATCACCCATGATTGCTCATCTCTAGCAATAATTTGCATCTCTGAGTCGTCACCTTCCTTCCACTTGTTCAAAATATTTTGAGTAAGTACAAGGTGTTGTGACTCATCACGAGCAATCAATGAAAGAATCTTTGCACTACCTTCCATGAGTTTGTTCTCACCGAAAGCAAATGAACATGCGAAGGATGTATAGAAACGAATACCCTCTAGGATATTCACGTTAGCAACTGCACGATAAAGTTTACGCTTCAGTTCACGACGGTCAAACTGTCCTGAATAGTGACCATCCTTAGCCAACTCCCACATCGTTCCATTGTCATACTGATGAGCATGATCGATGAAGTCATCATAGGATTCAGTAACAGATGCTGCGCGAGAGAGAATCTTCTCATCATCTAAGATAGTATCAAAGACTTCTGTGGGGTCGGAGTATACATTCTTAATGATGTAGGTATAGGAGCGACTATGAATCATCTCCATAAACTCCCAGACAGTCATTGCTGACTCAAGTTCGGGTAGTGAACAATAAGGGATAAAAGCCATCCCAGGACCACGCCCTTGTACAGAATCCAGCATGATCTGGTATTTAAGATTACTAGTGAAGATATGCTTCTGCTCTTCCGATAAAGTCTGGTAATCTGCACGGTCTTTCTGTAGTGATACTTCTTCTGGTCTCCAAAAATAACCCAGTTGTTGCTGAGTTAGTTTGTCAAACACAGGATATTTAAAGGAGTCATATCGCTGAACTCCTAATGGTTGACCAAAGAACATAGGTTGTTTCTTTGTGTCTACTTTGTTCTTGTTAAATACGGTCATTCCTTGTAGTTCAGATTTTGCAGGACTCACAGTCTTCCTCCTCGGATTCTAGCAGTTCGTTTATTAAATTGTCAACATTTTCAATCGATGGTTCTTCATCACCATCTTTCTTAGCATCATAGGTGTTCTGATAGTAAGATGTCTTCCATCCATACTTGTAGGTGGTAAGAAGATCATTTGCCATAATAGACACAGGTACTTCATTGTCAGGATAGTTCTCTGGATTGTAACTCCAGTTACCAGAAATTGCCTGGTCAAAGAACTTCTGAATTACAGCAGCAACTTTAATGTACCCATCATTATTAGGCATGTCCCAAAGCAGAGTATACGCATTCTTCAGTGTGGTGTACTGAGGAACAATCTGCTTAAGAGGTCCTTTTTTGGACTTCTTAATGGACAAGTATGCTCTAGGAGGTTCGATTCCATTTGTTGCGTTTGACACAACGGAACTGCTCTCCGAAGGCATCTGTGCGGACAGTGTTGAGTTCCTAAGACCGTACTCTTTGATCCGACCTCTAAGAAATTCCCAATCACACTGAAGATCATTCGGTACAATCTCATCAACATCGTTCTTATATGTATCGATTGGTAAAATTCCATCAGCGTACTTGGTTTTACCAAAATATCCGCATGGACCTTTCTCCATCGCAAGGCGATTAGATGCTGATAAAAGAGCAAATTGGAAACGCTCAGTCAGTTTATGCACTAAGTCATGTGCCTTGGTAGATTCATAACCTGCACCATTCTTAGCAAGGTAATGTGCTAGACCAATATACCCAACACCCAAAGAACGACGGTTAACAGTAGATTCTCTTGCTGCCTTAACAGGATACTCTTGATAGTCAATCAAGGCATCCAGACCTCTCACAGCAAGGTCACAGAGGTCATCCAGTTCATCCAGACTCTTCAGTTTACCAACGTTGATAGCAGACAGAATGCATAGAGCAATCTCGCCTTGACCATCAATGTGTCCAATAGGATCAGTAGGCAAAGTAATCTCCTGACAAAGATTACTCATGTTCACCTTGTCCTTGAAGGACGAGTGTGAATTGCAGTGGTCAATATTCATAAGATACAAACGACCAGTCTCTGCACGTTCCTTCAAGAGACTTAGAAAGAGTTCCTGTGCCCCGATAGTCTTTCTCGGAACAGCATCATTGAGTTCATGCATCCGATATAAAGTGTCAAAGTCATCAGTACCAAAAGCATCATACAAACCTGGTACGTCATGCGGTGAGAAGAGGCTAATCTCCTCATTGTTAATGAAACGTT